GGCAGGGCGCGCGCGCGAGCCGAACCTCTTTCGAGGTATCCCCCTTGCGGGGAACAACGGCAGGCCGCTTGCGCTCAGCCGCAGCACCACTGTTCAGGTTAACACCTGATCCAGTGGAGGAAGGATGACGGTTGTCATCTCCCGCGGGTCACCACCAAGGTAGACCCGACCGCCCTTAGTAAGGCGGCCTCCACCCGAGCTTGATGCTGACGTGCTCGGGACGTCCAGAACGTTCCAAGTGCTCATTATCAACGCTTGCGACGTCGAGTAGGTTCTTAAGCCTGCGCTCCCATTCAAGGGATGTCGCCGACTCAGGGATACCTATGAGACACTTGAGCAGGGCACCTTCTCCATCCAACGGATTGACTGGAGATTTGGCACGCACGTAATGACCCTTGACAAGAGGGCCATGCGTATTCGGGTCAAGTCTTTGGAATTGATATCCTAGGAACGAGACCCTGCCAAGCACCGGCGAGTCTGGACCTACGTTGGGGAACTCCCTAAGGAGTTCCTTCAAGTAGGTATCCAGCCAACGCGCGGTCTGCCACAACCCAGCCAAGTAGGCTTGGTTGCGCAGAGACACGGTTGATATCACACCGATCGCGTCCTGCCGATGTCGAGGGAGAACACGACGGATACGGACAATAGAGACGTCCTCACCATCGTAGTACTCCTTCCCACAAGACTCCCTGAACCTTCCGGTCCAGAAAGACTTGTGCACGTTAACCCGCAAACCGAAGTTCTCGAGTTCGTGGACAACGGTATGCACATGTTCGACGGGGATAATGATATCGTCCCCGAAGACACGCACCCGCCCGAGATAATCCTTTATCAGGACTTCTCGGGTTAGCGGAGCTCTAAGCTCCTTCTGAATCCCGACGAAAATGATGGTCAAGAAAACCATCGCCTCGATCGGAAAGCAGAGGGCTGAACCCATAGAAGCGAACTTGGCCAACGGAATTACACCGTGGCCTCGTACAGCAGCCTTTGACGACCTGCAGGACATCACCGCACCATGCAACTCGGTGTGGCGGGCCAACAGGTTGTCTACATGCTGCTTCGAAACACGATCGGAAGCTTCGCTTAGATCAAGCGTGGCCAGATCCCCTCCAAGGGATCCGACTCGAGCCATTACCCGGTTAGGGTCTTGGTTCTCGATTCCAATCATCGACCGGAGGATGTCATCCTCGGAAAGTCGATCGCGGAACAACCGTAGGAGCGACTGCTGTGCGTATTGCATAGCGGTCGGTTCCATAGCGATTATCCGTGGTGTTTTGAGCGTCTTAGGAACTGAGACAACCCTCACGGGCGTCTCAGCACCAGGTTCGGTGAATGTCAGTTCCTCACGCAGCTGATTGACCCTTTCGGGTTTCTCGTTTGCAATAAGGAACTCCTCAGGCGGAAAATGCTGCCTGAGACGAGATGGCCAGGTCCGTAGATCCCACTTCCGGTTTCCCGAAAGTCGATCCGCGGTGGAGCCTGATCCATGCTTAGGTACGAGTTTCCGTAGACGGACATCGCTGTCCATCTTTAGGAAGAGCTCGTCGTAAAGCAAGTCGACAACGCGGTTAAAGTCCGCCCAGTCATGGGCGAACAGCCGTGTGTCAGCTTCTCGGACTTCACGCTCACACTCGATATATTCCAACATCGCTAGCCTCTCGCGTTCCTCACTGACCACCTTACGGCGGCCTTTGAGGGAGACGACCCCATCACTGGGATCGTCCGGGAGGGCTATCTTACCGAACGACAGCGTTAGCTGCCGCAAGGAATAGATTGCTTCGATGCTGGGGTTCTCGAGTAGAACTCCACTGGCACGGTCAAACACAAGACCAAGGAAACCCTCCAGGAAAGGAGGGAAACCAGTAAGACGACTCCCGAATCGAAACTCGGTTGCGTCCGAAGGGTCCACGATACCACGTTCAAGCCACCTCTCGATGGCTTTACCGTAGTTCGTGAGGGTTACCGCTAGAAACGGCAACCCCTCATGTTTGACACGACGCCTGACCGTAGTTTGGTCAAGCGTGGCGCTAGTGCGGCATCGCACGGCCAATTCATTGGCCGTGCAGGACCAGAGAGACGTCAGGCTTTTCAGATCTACCCCATCTCTTCGATGAGGCCGGATCTTCCCTAGCCCTGACGGCATAGACCTACTGTACGACCCCGACGAAGTCGTCGAGGTCCTGGCAGAACTGGATGAGGATGATCTCCTCGACCAGGTCGCCACGGCCTTCGACGTACCTCGTCATCAACCGCTCGAGCTCCACGGTGTCGTCGTCCTCGCTCTCCTCGTTGAGGATCTCGAGGCACGACTTCACCTCCACCCCGTCCTCCACCGCGTTGAAGCGGCGGATCGCGGAGTTGCGGATCTGGTCGACCTGCAGCCACTCGTCGAAGAGCAGCTGGCAGGTCCACCCGTACCGGACGAGCGCCTGCGTCATGCACGAGTGCACGCGCAGCGTTTCGACCAGGTACCTGGCGGTTGCGGGGTTCATGACCCGTTGGGAGTTACTCATATCAACTTCCTTCTGGGGTTTGACCCCGTATTGGTTTGACAGTAAGCCCAGCACAGCTACCTCACTCTTCTCAAAGGCAAGAGTTGCCTCTAAGGAAGAGCGTATCACCGGCAAGACACAACACCTCGACAACTACAAGGGCGGCAACCACCAACTTCTTGGTGATCAGTCGTTCCGCGAGTATGTCGGTGTGTCTACGTCCGAAACCCGTATCGACAGGATTGTCGGCGGTATCTTCGGAACGATTCCCCCAGATAGGTTCCGGGCCTCTGATATAGAGACCTGAATCCCCATCCGGGAGAGTGCTTGCCACTCCGTCGCGCTTCAGTGAGAGTGCGCGTCTGTACTCAATATGAGCTAGGACGCGTTCCCACTTTTGCTTCATTCGGCTCCGGAAGGAGCGGGCCTTTGACATAACGTCTCAGGACTCGCCCCCAAGGAGCTTCGTGATGGCGGAGTTCGAAGTTGCGGTCAGGTTGGTGTTGTAGCCAACCCAGACCGCGAGCGCCTCTGCGTTCGTGAAGCCGGCGGGCGGAAGGTCGAATACCGTATACACGGACATTCCGACCTTCACGTTCTCGCTCGGCTTGAACGGATCGGCGGTGAGCTTCGAGGTGTCGAGCCGAACCATCCTGCGGATCCGCTTCCCGTAATCGTGGGACGCGGTCAGCATGATGAGTCCGTCAGCACTCGTGTACTTCGACGTGTCCTCCTCCACACTTGTGCGGGGGAGGGACGACGTTGCACCCGAGATGGTGATGGAATTCGGATCGGGTAGTGACATGGGCATCTCTCCTAGGAGCTAAGTTGGCTCCCGTTGGCGTTTAGCACAGACGGTAGTGCATTACCGCCCCTTAGAAATACCAAGGGCGGCAATAATGGACTTTTGGAATGTAGACAAACCATCCCAGGTGAGTCCGAACCCAAAGGGATTAGCACGCCTCCGTATCTTCGTTTCTGTAACGAGAGTGACGAAGGAGTCGCATTTACCTTGACCATTGTAAAACTGATCTTGGTATTTGCGGGTATAGGTATCACTCACCATGGTTGTTTCCATGATGTACCCATACCGCATAATCAGACCGTCTTCAACCATGCTGTTGACGTTAGATATGACGTCTCCAGCATTGCTGAACCAATCAACGGCCCAGCTCCACGGTGACAGGTTCCAAATGACCTCTAGATCGAGGTCCACGCCAAGAATTTCTTTGGCGAGGAGCGCGTCCCTACTCATCTGACTCCTGGCATCATACCAGGAAGGCAGGTAATAGGTAAACGCACCAGAGAACCATCGCTTTTGCGATACCTCTCTGACAACCTGCAATTCACTGCGCTGATCTACCGTAAGCGACAGATTGGACAACCCCGATTGGGGCGATCCAATGTACGGCTCTGACGAGCCATACGCCGTCGACATCGATATTTCATGTTTTGGTGGGAAAGTAAAGCGTCTCCGTACTACTTTGCCAGCGTCCTTCTCATATTGAGAAAGAAGCTGATCAGCCCGGATAACCTCTGCCGCAAAGGTGCCAATCTCTTGGCCCAACGGTTTGAGACCGAACTGATATGCTAGGTAGTTATCGGACAGAACATGTTCAGACTGGACGTGTTTACCAGTCTGTAAGTTCCGTGCTCGGTTATGCCACCCGGATACTACGAGTTTGGGAATTCCTTCCCTTACCAGTTCTCCGAGGGCCACTCCGACGTCCGCTTTACTTCTTGTGGGTTTACACTTCGCAATTGCCGTTGCCCCCAGCGCGTCAAGCTGGGCATCCGTCGAACTTAAAGACGGCGGAAACGGATAGCTGCGAGCATCGATGGACCATGCCGGGCCTCTGACTATTTTAATCAGCTCCCGGTTTTGGCCGATGTCCGTACCCTTGCAGCTCACGCCAATAAAAGTGGGTTTCCCCACGGCGTAGTGCTTTTGGGTAAAGAAATCACCACCGATGTCCTCTAGGTCGCCTTGCTTTCGCTTAGCGTGCCATCGAGGATGCTCCTCCGAATCAGTTACCTGATCCCCCATTTTCTTCGTAGGCGCCCCCGGCTGCACGTAACTACGTACAGGCGTTGGCGGAACACCTCCCGTGTAATACCGGTAGGTAAGTTCTACTCCGCAAGTCTTTTGGACGAGCGGAGGCAGAGTACGTTGACGACGCACTCTATACCTAAACAAAGGCAATGGGCACCAGAGCTCCTACAGGTCCTGAGGGTACTCCCTCAAATTAGGGGGGTGATTAATCCCCCTGCTTGCATCTG